AAGAACTGGATTCCAGTTCGCTGCTGCAGAAGTGCTATTTGTTGGTGCAGCTTCTGTAAGCATTCCTTCTTCTCGTAGAGCAACTTCTTGGTTTTCAAGAATAGCAGCAGTTACTGCTTTTCTATGAGGGTCTTGAATAGCACCCGCAGATTCTTCATTAAGAACTGGGGCCCATTTTTCGACTAATTTATCGTATGCGATATCCATTTGGATCCTCTCTCTACTATTTAGTTTTCTTTAATGCAGAGATGTATTGAGCCATTGAACCTTCAGCTGTTACTGTAGCTTCTTCTTCAATTGCATCCATTTCTGCAGATTGGGATTTAGGCTTATTGAAATAAGATTCCTTAACTGTAGCTACTTTCTTAGAGAAAGTTTCTTCATTTTCGAAATCAATATTTTCGACTAAACCTTTAAGTTTTTCGATTTGAGTCTCAGCAAGATCTTTTGATGCTTCACGAATTACTTCGTTCCGCTTATATTGCTCTAACTCTTCAGCGAGTTCGATAGCTTGGCCAGTTGTATTATTGAGTTTAGTCTCAAGATCTTCAACTGTTTCTGCTAATTCGTCAACTAGGTCGACTTTTGACTCAGGTACTTCGATATAAGATTCAGTGAATAAATCTTTCAAGTTATTCATGAATTTTTCTGCTATCTCTGTACGGAGACCTGATTGGACAGCAAGTTTATTTTCTTCCATCCAATTTTCAACTACATAGTTGAGGTATGTATCTACTTTTTCCACTAATTCGGTCTTAGTAGATTCAACTTCTTCCTGTAGCTCTTCGTTATATTTAGTTTCAAGACGATCAACCTCTTCAGCTAGCTTAGATTTAATAGCAGCTTCCATGATTGTTCCGGCTTTCTCTTTGAACTCTTCGCTTAATGTTGCTTCGTCTGCAACTAAAACGTCAAGATCGGCAGAAAAATCAGCTTCGTAACTAATATCTGGAGTAGCCGCTGCTTCTACAGCAGGTGCTTCACCTTCTTCAGTTCCTTCATTGAAAAGTTTTCCATAAAGTTCAGCCATTTCCTGTTTAGACATTTTATTCATATGCTGAAATGCAGCATTAATCATAGATGACTTAGTTTGCATTCTTGCCTCTTTAAATGGCATAGCACCTTTGTTATCTACTTTACTTGAATGTTTGTCTGGATCACCAGGAGTGACCTTACCCATAGAGTCTTTTGCCGTTTTATCGCCCTTACGCTTTTTTCCAGATGGACCAGCACCTTCTGCTTTATCATTAGTAGCAGCGGCTTGAGCGGGGCCATTCTTTAGATCATGAGCTTCTTCAACTTCAACTTCATTCTCGTTGAGTTCAACTTCCTGATCCGTTACGTTAGTTTCATCAGTCATTATTGACTCCCTATTTTTGATTTTATCAACGAGAGGAAATTCTTAAACTCACGAACCTGCGTCTCATAGAGATCAGCGCGAGGAGCAGTCTTAATTTCAGTCTCCATTTGTTCAATTGCTCTAGGCTCAATAACACCGTTATTCCAAACCCAATCTACACCTTCCATTATCCCATTAACAAAAGCACTTGGTGCACTTGGATCTTGTACGATATCTACCGCATTAAGAATAAAATCGTCTTTGACGACCATTGCGTTATTATTGCGCTGTAAGCTTCCCATACCACGAGTCGAAACGCCCAGTTGAACACCGCCTTCGAGTAGACCTTGTACGATCTGTCCCATTGGAGTATCCAAAACTGTGGCTTTTCCCACAACATTGTTACCTGACCATTTCAGGGATTCAATCTTGTGCGAAACCTTATCAAGGTTTACAGTAGGACCTTCAGGGTGATTCAATTCACCAACTGCTCTACCCTTTGAAACTTGTTCGTCAGTGTACTTTGTTACAGCACCTTCCATAACATTCTTAGGGTATATCCTACCATTCCTATTTTTTTGTTCAGCGGACATGAACACACCTTCAATTGAATATTTCTTACCTCCATCTTTTTTGGCTTCAGTAAGAACTTCTAAATTATTATCTGTGTATTCTGCTATAAGTTTCATTTCATACCTTTATATTGTTTAATATAAGTTTCCGCTGCTTTAATAGCTTCTCTTTCAGTTCTATAAGAATCTAGATAGTCGCCGTCGATATACAAATCTCTTTTCCCTTGCTTAGGGGAAATGATTATCTTAACTCCCATAATGGACTTTTTTGTACCACTAATTTTTTCTTTTTTTCTTAAAGAACTAAATCTTTTCATTTAATTTGTCTAACTATTATTTATATAAATTTAAATTTCTACTTATCTAGAACGACTAGAACTTTATAATGTTCTACGCTTTGGTACTCATCACCCTTCTCGTTCCTCTTCGTTATCGTCCTCTGATGATGATTCCACTTCGTCATCCAGTACTTCACCGGACTCTTCCGTTTCAGCTTGAACTTCCTCGTCCCCCGACTCGGTATCTGCAACGGGTTCACTGGCCGCCTCCGCCTCTTCCGTATCTGCATCATCCTGGTCTCCTAAATCGAGCTCCAGTTGATCTGGACCAACGTCATTATATATTTTGTCAGCCATAGATATTTTTTCTTGATCTAACATGTCATTCATTTTAGCACTCATTATTTCGCCAAATATTTCATTAGCTTTATTATAGTCCTGATCTAGAGCATGTTTAATTAAATCGCTTGTCATTTCTGCCATATTAATTTCCTTTTCCATTTCCATTTACATTAATGTCTATACTATGTTGCTGCCCATTAGCAGCTCCATTAGGTGGGGGTGGAGGTGGTGCTTCCTGTTCTTCTTCACTATCTCCGTCTTCTATTTCACCTGCTTTTTTCTCACCATCAATTTCTTTTTTCATTCGCTTAATTTCTTCATCATCTAATGTTAATACGTTCTTAAATATCCATTCTTTTGAGAAGAATTCTCCAACATAGTTCTGTAATAGATCTAATGTTTGAACTCTTTCTCTAAGAAGTTCAGAATCTTTTAGTTCTGTAAAATGGTTATCTCTAATAAAGTCGACAACAATATCATTTTTAATTTTATCCCAGTCTTCTTCAGTTATAATACCTTTTAAAATTAATTGAGTTTTTAATATACCTGTAAATAAATCTGCAAATTTTCTTCTTAGCCTATCAATAAACTTCTGAAATTTAAGTTCATCTCTAGATATTTCTGTAGATCGTCCTAAACTAAATTGTTGTTCTGGCTCTATACGATTAATAGGCACTTTAAGCGCTCTATACATTCTCTTTTGAAAATAAACAATATCATCAATCTGTCCTAGATTTTCTCCACCAGGTAATGTTTGTATTTCAGTACCTCTACCACCTTCTCTTCGTGGCAACCAAAAATCTTCTAAGAGTGATTGATGTTTACGATCATCTCTTATCTCACCAGTCTTAGCATCATACACAAGTTTATTACGATACTTAGCCATAATGTCTTTCATATATTGTTCTGCCTTACCTCTTGGTAAGTTACCAACATCTATATAAAACATACGTCTTTCAGGTGCACGCGCTAGGCGATAGATGACTAATGAGTCCTCCATCATTCTTAATTGGTTTATTGGTTTAATAGCACCGTGTAAATAAGAAACAACCTTTTTTCTTGTTTCATCTAATAAACCAGACGTGACATAACTGACAGCGTCTAGACTCATTTTTACACCGGCAGTTTGTTGCCCGGGCTTTTCTTGATAGATATAGTATTCGTCTACATTCTCAACTAGATTTGCACCAGTCTTAGGATCTTTTTTCTTCTTAATTTGTTTTACTTTACGAATTTTTGCAGAATCAATAGGACGTATTTCCTGAATGCCTGCTTTTAACTGAGCTTCATTTACTACTAGATGATGATATAATCTACCATCTACGTACCATCGTCTAAAAATATCATGGCCATTGTCTTTAAAATCTAGCATAGCGACAATGCCATCGAATTCTTCTTTAATTGCTTTTTTGATATTATCTGGTTGTTCCAATTGATCCATATTAACATCAACTGGCTGTTCCATTTCACTCATAGCAATTGTTTCACCACAAATATCTTCAATTGCCATATCAACTTCAGGATGCATTGAACATCCTCTATATTTCATAATAAGTTGATGATTATCTTTGGAGTCATCACCATCAATATTTAAGTATTGACCATAATGAGTACCTGAAGCTGTTACATAACCAGCTCCGTCATCGTCTCTTGGAGGTACAATAGAAGGAAGCTTATCACCTTTAGCGGCGTTTTTCCTTTTTATTTCAAATCCAAATAATGTAATACTTCTATCGTTTTCTGCCATATTAAAAACCCTAAAAAATTATAATTATGGAAGGCAGTTAAATGCTGCCTTCCATTCTATTTATTTAAGTTGTAGTGTCAGGTAATTTACTATCGAAGTACTGATATGCAAAGGTTGTTGTAAACCTTTCAATATCATCATTTGTACCGTAGTTTAAATCGATAGGACTTATATCTGTAGGAAATGATCCCCTAAAGATATATTCTTTTATCGAAGTACCTTCTCTATCTAACTGTTCCACTTTTAAATCTGCTTCATATTGAAGCGGAGTAGATAAACCAGTATTTGCTGAGTGAGCATTAATACCATTCATCCATCTTTCCATTGAATTTCGAATTGCGAAATCTGTATCATTGATACATGTAATTGTCCATTCTGCAAATGTTCTGTCACCGGCCATCTTTAATTGTCTTCCTCTAAATGGGATAATAATAGTTCCCATTGTAGATCCTGGAAGTTGTGCTGCTTCACACATAAAAGATGTTAGTTCAGGATCACCATCCGCATATGCCGGAAAGTTAATAGTGGCTTTAAAAAGATTGGGACGAGCGCCTCCACCTTTTAGCTTTGATTTAAAATCATCTACGCCTAGTACTGCCATTTTCTATCTCCTATACCGTGCCAACTACTTCTTCAAAGTCGACTCCGGTTCTTACTGCCACAAAGTTAAGAGTGACGTAATTAATGGACCTTGCCGGTTTGATGAAGATGTTTGCAATAAATTCATTTCGATCAATAACTGCTGCAGTATTATTAGTTTCATCAGCTACTACACGGAAATCGGTAATACCTCTTCGACCCTTTACTTCTCTTAGTACTGGTTCGATGATATTAACAAATTCTGCTCTAGTGAATTCGTCGTTAAACTCGAATAGAACTTGTTCGGCTGCTCTTGCAATAGCTCTTTCTAAGACTAAGAATAACCTTCTAACATTAATTCTGTCGAAAGCTGAAGATCTATTAAGCATAGTTTTATCACCAAATAACAATGATCCTTGACCAGGAATATTTGCTATCGGATTTACACTTACTTTATAGAGTGTATCTCTTTGTCCTTTAGTTGGAGAATAAGCAAGTGAAGTAATACCTAAATATCCACCTCGTCTTGCACCTGCAGGAGAGAACCAAGGGGCTCTATTCCTATCAGTCATGGCCATAAGACCCGCTGTAGAAGATGCGGCTGGAATATGGATATACTGATCGTTATATTTGTCATACACTTTAAGATAATTATTATCCATTATGTGGTATGATGATCGTTTAGATACTGCATTTGCTGCTGTAACTGTATCTGTTACAATAGTAGAAGTATCTACTACGTTTACAACTTTATCTCTTGGAGGAGATGATGTTACAACACAATCTTTACGAGCTTCAGCAGTAGCAACTAAATCGTTAACTGGTGTTGCCCATGTTGCGTTATTCATACCAGGAGCTATTAAGAAGTCGACTTCAACTTGATCTTTATCTTCAAAAAGATCATGACCAGTTGCATATTCAGAAGCAGTAAGAGCTTTTGAATTAGCACCACCTATGAATGAATGTTCAGATGTGCTAGTTAAGTTTTTAGTCCATTGTACATTACTACTATCAGCTATAGTCGCTCCAGCACTATTCATTCTGAAATCAGAGTCCCAATTCACCATCCAAACATATTTTGAATTTGTATTAACTAAATCCATTGCATAATTCGTAGTTCCATCAGCATTTGTTGCACCAGAAACTACTGAAACAAAAGGAAATGTTTCAAGTACTTTATTTACTGTACCTGATATAATTCCAAGTTTATCAATAACTGCAATATGACTTTCGTCTCCAGCTGCTGTTCCTGGATTATCTTTTACATAATCTGATGTTCCAGGCTGTCCATCAAATTGATCTTTATATCCCCAACCAGTCCACGCAGTAGCATTTGCAGGACATATTGAAACTGCTAAACTAGATCCTATTGCACCGGGATATTTTGCAATAAAAGTATTATTTCCGCCTTGACCATTACTTGTAGCAGAATCCCAATCGAAAGTTCCACTTCCGTTCGAGTCTGTTTTAACTATAGGGTCATGACTAATATCAGCTAAACCACTTTTTAAAGCTTCCCAACTAGCTTCATTTTTAACTAATATGGTTTGACCATTATGATTTGTTGTTGCTTGTGCTATTCTAGTTAGTGCCAAACCGCCAGCACTATCTGTAGTATTAGCAATAGCAGGTGTGCCTAATCCACCTGAATTACTATCTCCGGCAATAATTTCTCCGCCTGTAGTCGCCGTTGCTTTAGTAGAAGAAAAAGCATTTTTGGCATCAGACGTAGCTGCTCTAACAACTTGTAAGCTATTAGAGTATTTTAGGAAATAGGAAGCAGTATGGAAATCGACAGTATTTACGGAATCCGGTGAAGCAAAAGTACTTACCAACTCAGTTTCGTTGGCTATAATTTTTCGCTCTTCAACGGGACCCCATCTAAAATTTCCAGCAATAGCGCCAGTAGTAGACTGGACATTGGGTACTCCACCAGTCAGATCTATTTCTTTGACGACAACCGCAGGAGATTCGGACGGTGTAAAAAGTGCCATTTCTTTTCCTTTTCGGTT